CGTATGAATGATAAAGTAAATGCAGCTTTAAAAAATTTTTACACTACTAATAAATTAAATCCAACAATTACCGCCATATATGTAGAAATGAGTGATATTAAATGGGAAGTAAAATGGGAGGTTTTAATTGAAGAAAGTAAAGATGGTAAAGCATATGTTGGATTAACTAGTAGAGGAGGAGCAGGGGGAGTAGCATATGTTGATGGTAATAGTGGTGCTCCTGGACAATATAAAAAGAAAGTTGAAGGTTTAAAAGAAGAATTAGGAGATCCTAAATTAGAAGTAAAACAAGTTTATGATTTTACTTTTATTCCTACTAGACCAGGAAATGTGAAAAAAGTAAGACAAATATTTGGAATATACACTAATCCAAAACGCTACCCCCCATTTACAACATCACCTCAAAATTCTACGGGTACAGTAATAGACTCAACAACAAATAAACCTATCCAAGGAATAAAAATTGAAAAAGTTATCCCCCCAGCTAATACCCCTGACAATACTAAAGTAAACCCTTCTTATAACCTTATAAATTCAGACCCCCCAAAGTTTTAATTAATTATGGCTAACAATCCAATTTCAGTAGAACTTTCATCTTCAGTAAATCCTCAAGATCTACCTAAAATTCTTATTTCTGCCCCTGGGTATGAATCTAAGGAAATAACTCCTTATAAAGGAGATGGTACTGCAAAAACTGATTTGGGTATAATTTCTTTAACTCCTACTAATATTGCTTTAGAACAAGATAAAATTAAAGCATCCCAATTAACCATAAATCAAATAAAAGAACTTTCTAAAGGAGAAAAAGGAGCAGATTATTATGTTCAAGAACGTTTATCTAACCAAATTAATACTTTAAAATCAACACTTATCCCTACAGTATTAACTTTAATTGCTGGGTTTGGGGTAACTAAAGCTTCTGATTTAATAGCTAAAAGTCAAGATAAAGTTTTAGATACTATAAATAATAAATCTTCTTGTCCCCCTCAATTAGAATTAATTTCTATAATTAATAAAAAAAATAAATTAGTTAAACAATTAAATAATACTTTAACAGTAATAGATAATACTACTAAAGCTTTAGGTATTGCTGGAGGAGTTATTGAATCCCTGGAACTAGCTCTAAATCTACAACTAGCCATTACTTTCCCTACTCCCCCAGCTATAAATGAAGGTATCAAAGTTTTAGATAAAAAAATATCCCAATTAAAATTAGTTAATTCTGGTATATTATCTATATTAATAATTTTACGTCAAGTATTAACTCAAGTTATTCGATTACTTAATTTACTTGATAATTTAGTACAAAAATGTTACCCTGAAGCAGATCAAGAACAAATTGCTTTTGAATTAACTGCATTAACTATTCAACAATCTACTCAATTATCTCCTGTAGTTACTGAAGTAAATGGATTTAAAATAGATGTAGAAACAGAATCAACTACAAATCCATTAAAACGTAGAAGGGCTATTGCTATTAATAAACAAAATATTATAATGCTTAAAGGAGAATGGTCATTTAGTTCAATTGATCAGATATTAATTGATGAACTAGTATTTTATATTCAACAAAATAATTTAAAAGCTGACTAATTTAATATTTATAAACATATGAAAACCGACGGATTAAAAAAATTAATTAAAGAAGCTGTACGAGAGGCAATTCAAGAAGAATTGAAGGACATTTTACTGGAGGCTGTAAGATCACCAAAACAAGTAGTTAGAGAATCATTTTCACCAACTGTACCTGTTCAACCTACAGTCAATCCAACTTTTACTCCACCTACAATGGATCTTAAATCAAAATATGCTGACATACTAGGTGAAACTGCTATGAGTTTTACTTCACAGGATGCAGTTCCATTTAGACCACAAGTAAGTGACCCAATAAATGGTAATTTGGGTGCGGGTGAAGTAGGAATGGATCAAATCATGGCTTTAATGAATACTAAATAATGGCATTTAATCAACAGCAAATAAACCCTTTAGATTTAAACCCCAACGTTGCTGTTGGGATAAATTTACCATTAAATGGACCTGCTGTTTTTGTATCTAACTATACAACATATGATGCTTTAAAAACAGATTTAATTAATTTCTTTTTAACTAATCCTGGTGAACGGCCTATGAATCCAACTTTTGGTGGGGGTTTAAAAAGTTTTATTTTTTCTCAAATTGAAGAAGAAAATACAAATGGATTAAAAGAAAATATTGAATTTAAACTTCAAAGATATTTTCCTCAAGTGGGGGTTAGTTCGTTAGAAGTTTTACAAGATAGTGATAATAACACATTGATAGTTGAATTAAAATATTTTATATTAAATTCTAATATTCAAGATACCATAACATTTGAATTTTAAAAATGGCTACAACAAATAGAGACATAAAGTATATTAATCGTGACTTTACAGATTTTAGAGCACGTTTAATTGAATATGCTAGAACATATTTCCCACAAACATATAATGATTTTACTCCATCATCCGTAGGAATGATGTTTATGGAACAAGCATCTTATGTTGGTGATGTTTTAAGTTTTTATTTAGATAACCAATTTCAAGAAACATTTACTCAATATGCTCAACAAACAAATAATGTATTTGAATTAGCATATATGTTTAGTTATAAACCTAAAACTACAGGTGTAGCTCAAACTACTGTTGATGTATATCAACAACTACCATCTATTGATGATGGTACTGGTAATTATGTTCCTGATTATAATTATTCTCTTAATGTTGGGGAAAATACAACTGTAACATCCCAAAATGGATCCTCATTCTTAATCCAAGACAAAATTGATTTTTCAGTTTCAAGTTCTTTAGATCCTACAGAAATTACAGTTTATCAAATTGCGGGTAATATCCCTCAATATTTTCTTTTAAAGAAAAGTAGAAGAGCTATTTCTGCTGTTATTAAAAGTTCTCAATTTACATTTGGTTCTCCTCAACAATTTCAAACCATTAATATCAATGATAGTGATATAATTAAAATATTAGATATTACTGATTCTGATGGAAATAAATGGTATGAAGTAGACCATTTAGGTCAAGAAATGGTATTTGATACTGTTAAAAATTCTAATATTTATGATCCAAATGTAAATGGTAATACACCATATCTACTTCGTTTAAAAAAGGCAGCTCGTCGTTTTGCAACCCGCTTTACATCTCTCACTAACCTTCAAATCCAATTTGGAGCAGGTAGTCCATCAAATATTACTGAAGAAATTACACCAAATGCTGATAATGTAGGATTAGGATTACCATTTGAACAAGATAAACTAACTACAGCTTATTCACCTGTAAACTTTTTATTTACTAATACTTACGGTATTTCACCTGCTAATACTACTTTAACAGTAAGATATTTAACAGGAGGTGGAGTTGGATCAAATATTGAAGCTAACTCTTTAATTAATCTAAACACTACAAATACTAAATTTAATAATATAAATTTAAACTCATTAATAGCTGATTATATTTTTAATTCTTTAGCTTCTAATAATCCTATTGCTGCTTCTGGAGGACGTGGGGGGGATACATTAGAGGAAATCCGCCAAAATACTTTAGCTTTAATAGCATCCCAAAAACGATCAGTTACAGCAGATGATTATTTGATTCGTGCTTTAAGTATGCCTACAGATTATGGTACTGTCTCTAAAGCATTAATTGAACAACCTAAATTAACAGATAATCAAGTTTCTACTATTGAAACTCTTAATCTATTCGTATTATCTTTAAATTCATCAGGACAATTAAATGTTGCTACTGATGATTTAAAAAATAATTTAAGAACTTATTTATCCCAATACAGAATGATTGGTGATAATATTGAAATTAGAGATGCATTTATTATTAATATTGGTGTTAATTTTGAAATCATAGTTCTTCCAGAATATAATAATAATGAAGTATTGTTAAGTTGTATTACATCTTTACAAGATTATTTTTCTTTAGATAAATGGCAAATTAATCAACCTATATTTTTAAGAGACTTATATATTTTACTTGACAAAATTAAGGGTGTTCAAACCGTTAAAAATATATCTATATCAAATAAAGCAGGAACCACTTCAGGATATTCACAATATGCATATGATATAGTAGGAGCTACCCAAAACCAAGTAATTTATCCCTCATTAGATCCTAGTATTTTTGAAATAAAATACCCTAGTAATGATATAAAAGGTAAAGTAGTTCCTTTATAACGCCATATTTATAATAAAATATATAAATGGCTGTATATAAAATATTCCCTACTCAGGATACAACTTTATATTGTTCAAATCCATCTGCAAATACAGGATTAGATGCTATTTTAGAAGTATCTAATAAACTAGGAATTTCAGGAACTCCTGAAGTAGCTCGATATTTAATTCAATTTGATCAAGAAGAAATTTTAGATGTTTATTCTAATAAAATTGGAGTTAATTCTTACGAAGTATATTTTAAAAATTTTATAGCTGAAGCTCAAGGATTAAATCAAAACACTTTTTTAGAATTACTCCCCATAGCCCAAGCATGGAATAATGGAACAGGCTATTACCTAGATAACCCAGCAGAACAAGATGGTGCTTCTTGGACATATGCTAACTTTAGTGGCTCCTCACCTTGGAGTACTTCAGGTGTATACTCTAGCATTAATGGTGATGCTTTTTATACTAGTTCTTATAGTAATATATGTGGTGGTGTTGGTGGTGGTAACTGGTTTATTGATGCTTCTGGAAGCTATTATGTAACTGTAGGATATGTTCTTCCAGGATATGTAGCCACCGCTTATGCTAGTGGATCAGTAAATATATCTTTTGGTTTAAGAAGTCCTAAAGATATTGAAGCTAAAGTAACTAATATAGTAGATGCATGGATAGGGGAATCAATTCCTAATTATGGCTTTATAGTTAAACTTACTGGATCCCAAGAATTTAATTCAAGTCAATATGTTCAACCTATATTTAAATATTATAGTGTTGATACAAATACTATTTATCCTCCAACTTTAGAATTTAGATGGAGAGATTACTCAACCGTCTTAACAGGATCAGCTAGTGGAAGTATAGTTACTACTTCTAATCTCAAAATGTCCCTTGCAGAAAACCCAGGTGTATTTTATCCTGAAAGTATAAATAGATTTTATGTTAATGTAAGTCCTTTATATCCTAAAAGAACATACCAAACCTCTTCTTTATACACTGATTTAAATTATTTACCAACTTCTTCATATTATGCAATAAAAGACTTGGATACTAATGAATATGTTATTAACTTTGATAACAACTACACCCAAATTAGTTCAGATGAAAACGGTAATTATTTTGACATTTATATGAGCGGTTTAGAACCTGAAAGATATTATAAAATTTTAATTAAAACTATTATTAATGGTTCTACTAAAATTTTTGATGATCATTACTATTTTAAAGTAGTTAACGGATGAGTGAAAGTGTAAATTTTCAAAAACAGGTATTTAATAAAGGACAGTATACTAAAGTTATAGATACTTCCTTTAAAGAATTAGGTGTTCAAAGTATACAAGAACAAATCATTACCCAACCTAATACAAGTGAATTTTTTGCTATGTATAATGATTTATTTTATGATATACCTGAATTAGGAGAAATTAATTCACATGAATATTTAATTAAAAAGAGTAGTGAATATATTCTTTTTGAACCTAATCAAGAAGAAATAATAGCTTTACAAGCTGAAATTGCACAATTAAGAATAGATTTACTTGATGCTCAAAAACAAATATTACAACTACAAACAGGAACAACAATAGTTAACCCATAATAATGGCAGCAGAAATTGTATTAATAGACCCTCAAGATTTTTCTTCTCAAAATTATGAAGGACAAGATATAAACTTAATTTCAACTTTTGAAATTAATACCTTTTTATCTACTTCTAGTTACGTTGAATTATTTGTTTATGATAATAATCAAAATATACTTTCTTCTAATTATAATTTTACCCAATATACTGTTTTAAATAACGGCCAATCCCCAGGATCAAATAATGATTTATTTCAAATTGAAATTAATCCTGAAAATACTTTAATTTATGAGGGATATGATCAAGGACAATATAATGTCTATTATAACTTTTTTAATAAACAGATAGGCTCTGAACTCCAAAAACTCTACATATCAGAGATTTCCTCAGATCGTACGGAGATTAGATTAAATAGTACTGATTTAAATAATATAGATATAATTGAGCAAACCAATAATTTTGTTCAATTAAGAGAGAATAGTCCTTATTTTCTTGATTTTTATCTTAATTTTGGAGAAAATCAATTAGCAATAGCTAATAATATTCAATTAGATAATCAAGATCCAACTAACCCTACAATATTAATTAAATTATATGAAGCATTACCTTCTGAATTTGATCAAAATTCATTGTTATGGGTTGTAACTTTACTTGAAGAACCAATAGCATATCAAGTTACTTTTCAAGATATACCCATTATAATTGCAGATACTGTTCCTTTAAATGGTCCTAATTTTAATATTGCTATAAAAGACCAAATTAATAATTCAACAGTAGATTACAATTATGTAGATTTAACTTCAACTTCTTTAACCAGCTCATTTAACCAATTAAGTAGTTTACTTGAAGAAAAAGAAATTGATATTAATATCGATTATACCAACTTTAATAACTTTGTTCATTTTAGTTCAGCCCAGGTTCGTTTAGAAAATTTTTATTATAAAATAAGTTTATTAGAAGATTATTCTTCTTCTATAGCTATTTTAAATAACACTACTAACAATAACCCAAGTGCTAGTTTAGCAGTATATGAAAATAAAATAAATAATGTTATAACTAATTTTGATAATTATGAATATTATCTTTATTATTCAAGTGGTTCTTGGACATGGCCTAAAATAAATCCCCAAATACCATACAATTTATATCCAATTAATAGCCCTGAAGTATTAAATTGGTTAGGGAGTACTAATGAATATAGCCCATATTATGGTGGAATAATTCTTTCTGCTTCTAATTTTGATAATGGAAACCCAAATAACCTTTACTACTCAATCCCAGAATATTTAAGAGACGATCCATCAAATAATCAATACCAAAAGTTTGTTGAAATGGTGGGTCAATTTTATGACAATATTTGGGTTTATTATAAAGATGTTACTGAAAAATACAATGCTGACAACCGTTTAGAATATGGTATTTCAAAAGATATAGTAGCAGATGCTATTCGTGATTTTGGGGTTAAATTATATCAAAATAATTTTTCAATAAATGATTTATATACTGCATTTATAGGATTAACTCCTCAAGGTGGTTTATTCCCATTCCCAAATATTACAGGATCACTCCCAACTCCAACTGGGTTTGAATATGTTGACACTTTAATATCTGCTTCTAACGATTATATACCGTTAGATGATGTAAATAAGTCGTTATATAAACGAATTTATCATAATTTACCATACCTATTGAAGGCAAAAGGTACATTGCCTGGTCTACGCACTCTTATAACTTCATATGGTATTCCTGATACAGTATTAAGAATTAATGAATATGGAGGTAAAGATAAATCTAATACAAATGATTGGGATTATTGGGAAAATAATTTTAATTATACCTTTTATACCACAGCAAGTAACTTTATTTCAACACCATGGACTCCTATAAATACATCGTGGGATACTATTGATGGGGTTGCTGATTCTGTTTCTTTTAGATTTAAAACAGATGGTTTACCTTTTGATTCTGCTAGTATAGCACATCAAAGTTTATGGAATGTAAATGGTACTAATTTACATTTAGTATTGCGTTATGAAGGAACAGGATATAATACTAACTTCCCAACTCCAAATAACCCTTTAGGACTCCCTTATTCGGGTTCAATTATTGATCCTTATTACCAGTATGCATACTTAGATTTTTATCCAAGTTACAATAATGACCCTACTATCTCAGCTAGTATTTATCTTCCATTTTATGATGGAGGATGGTGGTCTGTAATGGTTAACCGATCCCCAGAAATAGCAGGTAATAGTGATTTTACACTTTACGCAGGAAATAAAATTTATGAAGGAGGAGATAATGGAACTGCATTAGGATTCTATGCAACCTCCTCAGTAAATGCTAATACTATTGAATGGACAGGACCTGGAACTTCATATTTTGCTAGAGGTGGTATTACCATCAATAATAACCCTTACACTTGGTTTTCAGGCTCTCTTCAAGAAATAAGATATTTTACTTCTCCTTTAAGTGAGAGTGTATTTAAAGATTATATAATGAATCCTCATTCTACTGAGGGTAATTCTTTAAATTCATCTCCTGATGAACTTATATTTAGGGCTTCTTTAGGAGGTGAATTATATACAGGATCAGTTTCAATTCATCCTAAAGTTACAGGATCTTGGGTTGCTACAAGCTCATTTACTCTTAATAGTAACTTTGGATTTGACAAAACCCCAGTATTTATTCCTAATAAAGAATATTTCTTCTATGATCAACCAGCAGTAGGTATTAAAAATGCTGTCTCTGATAAAATCAGAATAGAAGATAACATTTACCCTTCAGGTAGTACTTTATCCCCATTTAGATCATTAGCTCAAAATTTAGCAATTAGCCAAAGTTATACTGCTAATACTAATTTACTTGAAGTAGCATTTTCACCACAAGATGAAATTAACCAAGATATTATGGATCAAATTGGTTATTTCAATATTGGAGAATTTATAGGTGACCCTCGTTTACGTTCTTCATCTGCTACTTCATATCCTGCTCTAGATAATTTACGAAATGAATATTTTGAAAAGTATATTAAAAATTATGATTTAAATGATTATATTCGTTTAATTAAATTTTTTGATAATTCATTATTTAAAATGATTAAAGATTTTGTACCTGCACGTACAAGTCTTGCTTCTGGTGTTGTTATTAAACAACATTTACTTGAAAGAAATAAATATCCTCAACCTCAAGTAAATAGCTATTCCACTATAGCTTACCAAACTAGCGGATCTAATCCTCCATCAGGTAGTGGATCTACAAACAACATCCCATTTACCTTCCAAGACATCTCAGTCTCAGGAACAATAGCCCCACAATGGAATGATTATAATCCTGGAACTATTGAAAACTTTAGTGGTGGTACTGGTGGTACTTTTGAAATGTTTAATGGAGTTAGTACTTCACCTTATGGACCAAATGGAACAGGACCTTTAAATATATTCTTTATTACCCAAAGTTGGAATGAAGGAATAGTTACCCCACTAGGTATAGCCAACACATTACATAATGCCCAGGATGAATTTTATGATGGTGAATTTAGCGGCTCAGTATTAACAGTAAATACTCAAAGTTTACATCAACCATACCCATTAAATAATATTGCTTCGTACTACAGACAAGTTCATTATTATGGTACTGGTTCTGATGAAAGTAATATATTTGAAAGTTTATTTTTAAATAATACTACTGCTCCCCAAAATGGCGAAATATTATTTTATAATGAACCTGCTATTTTATTTGGTGTTCCTTCATATCAATTATTTAATACAAAATATTTAAAAATAGCTAGAATTGATTGTAGTGGAAGTAATAATACAAATGTATTAGAGAATATTGATAAAGCTTTTATATTTAATAACATTGTTGGACAGTATATTGAATATGAATTAACGGTTTTAAATGAACAAACA